TGTTTTGAGAATGAACTCATAAACATTCATCCTTATTTAAATTGGTATTTATTTCTCTCAATTTATTCGTTTTATTTTGAGATGAAGAGAGAAATAAAATGAGATTTATATTTTGATTTGTTTTTGGGAATGAACTCATAAACATTCATCCTTATTTAAATTGGTATTTATTTCTCTCAATTTATTCGTTTTATTTTGAGATGAAGAGAGAAATAAAATGATATTTATATTTTGATTTGTTTTGAGATGAACATATAAACATATATCCTTATTTAAATTGGTATTTATTTCTCTCAATTTATTCATTTTATTTTGAGATGAAGAGAGAAATAAAATGATATTTATATTTTGATTTGTTTTGAGATGAACATATAAACATTCATCCTTATTTAAATTGGTATTTATTTCTCTCAATTTATTCGTTTTATTTTGAGATGAAGAGAGAAATAAAATGAGATTTATATTTTGATTTGTTTTTGGGAATGAACCTATAGGTCTCCTACATTAATCTTTATTTAATATCGAATGGGTCGCGGCGTGCCTAAACGGCACTTGCTCCCACGCTCGCCCCTTCGGGGCTCGCTGGCGAACCCTAATTAATACCATTGGTCTTAATATTGGGACAGGGGAAAGAAAGGAAAAAAGGTTTTAAACATATATCCTTATTTAAATTGGTATTTATTTCTCTCAATTTATATCTTTTTTTTGATTCAAAGAGAGAAGTGAATTGGGATTTATATTTGGATTTATAACGAAGAACCTATAAACATTAATCTTTATTTAATATTATTTCTCTCAATTAATATTTATTATTTTGATTCAAAGAGAGAAGTGAATTGAGATTTATATTTTGATTTTGTAACGAAGAACTCATAAACATAAATCTTTTATTTAATATTGTATGGGGCGCATCCCCTGCGGGGATTACGCCCTACGCTCGCCCCTTCGGGGCTTGCTGGCGGACCCTAATTTAGACCAATGGTCTTAATATCGGGACGGGACAGTGGTGGTGGGAAGGTTTTCAACAAATTATTGTATTTAATATGCATTAGTTTATAGCGACCCATACAATATTAGGCTGAGATTGGACACCTCATGACCGGTTAAGGACTATATTTTGATTTGTACCGATGAACCCATAGGATGCCTTGCGACTGGCTCATTAATATTTATTTTAATATTGCATATTGGCATTTACAAAAGACTTAAACATTAAACCTAAAATATATTTTTATATTCTTTTTCAAAGGAAGATAGAAACAGAATAGTATTCCACAAAATTACCATAAAAGACGGTCGGCATAATATCCGCGCGTGCCTGCTATATGGCGGTCTTTTTCATGTCTTATTTTATAAAGTCGTCGCCTTTTATCCGCAAATGTTTTTCCATATTCTTGTAAATATGTTGGATAATCGTTAAACCCACTCGCACCACAATAAACAATTTTACCGTCTTTTGTTATTACTTTTAATTTATATTTTGGCTTATCACTTTCTTCAATTGAAACATGTAATTTGCGTGCTTGAGAATACGTATATGGTAAAATCGTATAATGAAAAGGAGCCCTATGTTTTATCACTTTTTTAACAGATAATAAAGGTATTGATAATAACTTGTTAGGTGAGTTCTTGGTTTTACGTGTTTTAGTCGTTCTCTGTTTAAATGTATTTTCACGAACCGTTTTCATTTATTTCTATATTTCTCTCTTTTTATAAATTATAAAGAGAGAAAATCAATAATTATTTATGTTTAAACCATAATTCATTTACATTATAATACACTTTGTATTATTGCAACAACTGCATAAATATACTTCATTTCCTACGGTTGATGGTTCAATTCCTACATTCGCTTCATCACCGCTTAATATATCACCTACATCAGGAGTAGTAGATGGAATATCCGCATTATTTACAGGTAGCGGTTGCGGTGATGGAACATATGGCGGGGTATCTATTGTCTGTGTTTTTTTATGTGTTATCGAAGATGACACCGATTTAGACATCGCATTTTTTTTTTGATGTTTTTGTAATGACTTAATCTGTATTTGAATTGATGAAAGCGACGAATATATTTTTTTTTGTGTTTTTGAAATCTTACCACTACTACTACTACCGCTACTGCTCGACGATGAAGAAGATGAGGATGATGAGGATGAAGATGATGAGGATGATGATGATGATGAGGATGATGATGAAGAAGATGATGATGATGATGAGGATGATGATGAGGATGAAGATGATGAAGATGATGAGGATGATGAAGATGAGGATGATGAGGATGAAGATGATGATGAGGATGAAGATGATGAGGATGATGAGGATGATGAAGATGAGGATGATGAGGATGAAGATGATGATGATGAGGATGAAGAGGATAAATTTTTGCGCTTTTTTCTTCTTAATAATTTATATTTTTTAATATTTTTACTTTTTGGTTTGATTGTTTGGACAATTGGATTATTTGAGGGGTCGGTTGAATTAGAATCATCGCTACTGTCTGAATCACTACTGCTACTGGTATCAGATGATGACGAATTTACTGAATTTGAAGACGGGTCAGTTGAAACACTATCCGTATCGCTATCTGTATCGCTATCTGTATCGCTAATATATATAGGATTGGCGGATGGGTCAGTGGGGACAGATGGGTCAATAGGATTGGCGGATGGGTCAGTGGGGACAGAGGGGTCAATAGGATTGGCGGATGGGTCAGAGGGGTCAGAGGGGTCAGAGGGGTCCATAGGACTAATAAAAGGCGAATTGGATGAACGCAATACTTTGTTATGTTTTGATATGCGAGATTTCATTTAACAATATATTATAAACTATATAAAGATAATTTTATAATTTAAATTTTAGATATTTTTTTATTCTAAAATAGGCGGATGTAGGGTAGGAGGTAAGGGAGTGTTGAGTAAATTATTGGTTCAAACATGAACACACAGGAATTAAATAAATAATAGTATAATCGCTGTGATAGTATTGTGTTTTTGTTTTATATATTATAGAATGAGAATTGCATATTTGTCTAAATATGGTTGTAATTGAATTATATGACAATTTGCGATTGCAGTAATATTTTTTAGAACTTTTATAATAAGATTTACACGTCAATAAAAACCCATCTAAAACTTGATAATAAATCGCTTTTTTATAGGAAGACATATCAAAAACATAATATTCTATATTGTCATTAATAATAGTGTTATTACATATATGTTTTAATAGGTCATATAAAATATTTGATGGAGGAGGTATAGTTTCAAATAATTGCATATTTCATAAAATAAAGAATATTAACTTATAAATATATTCATAAAATATATTTATGTTTAGTGTTTAACTAATTACGGATGGAAACAATGTTAAATCCGAAACCGATTTTTGTAATATAGTATGCAAATTATTTGTAAAAAGGGCAAGTTCAATTTCATCTTCGTGTATGTTATAAAAAACGGTAATATATTTACAAAGTAATTCAATAATATTATATTTTTCTTTTTCGGTAAATTTGTCAGTATTTTTAACATAAATAAAGAACGAATCCAATATATCAATGACAGAATATCCTTTATCATAAATACTAAAAATATATGAAATGGCCCCTTTTAAATTGTCACTTTGTAAAATCGCAATATATTCGTGAAATACATAAAACCCCATATTAGAACACAATGTTTGTGCTTTTGAGACCGTAATATATTCTTGTAATATATAAAATTTTTCCATATAATGAACAATCAATTGTATAGAATAGTCCGACAACTTTAAAATAAAATCCTTGACATCTTCATCCATTTGAATTTCCTCACATTCTTGCACATAATGAATAAACTCTTTTAATTCATTGGATTTAAATTTTTGCAGTTTTATAATTTGAAGTCGGGATTGTATATTATCAATTACTTTTTGAATTGTTGTGCAAGATAACACAAAAAACACATTTTTAGAATATTTATCAATACAATTACGAAATACTTGCTGGCTTTGTTCATTTATAAGGTCAATATCATCAATAATAACCATTTTCTTTTTTCCAACTAAATTTGAACATGTTTGACAAAATATTTTAACATCATTGCGATAAAAATGAATGCCTTGTTCTTTTAAATTATTAATATAAAGAATATTATCTTCTTTTTCTTGTTCGGTATTATTGCGGTAATATTCTTGTATAATCGTATTTAAAATCGTGGTTTTTCCAGATGCAGTTCCACCATAAAGTAATAAATTTAATAAATTCATTTCCATAAATATTTTAATTATATTTATTGTTTCGCAATTTACCCTGTAATCCTTGAAAAATGTTGGCTTGTATTTATGAATAAATAATGTAGATGATGACATTATTGTATATTGATAAAATATGATATTTTATATTTAATATATTGAACACATATATTAAATATATGGTCGTTTTATGTTTATGTTAGTTATTATTATTATTATTGTTAGTTATTATTATTATTATTGTTAGTTATTATTATTGTTATTGTTAGTTATTATTGTTATTATTATTGTTAGTTATTATTGTTGCATTTTAGAAGATAAAAGTAAATTATCACCCAAAAAATTGGGTTTAGTTCCCCACAATCCACCAAGCAACGGAGTTCTCCAAAAACCAACCCACCCCTTTTCCCTCATTTTAAGTGGTTCCAAAAATGCCTCATCCTCCCGTCCAATTGGAACATTAGACAACATTATATAATTTCCAATAATTGTATCGCTGTCCATTATTTGTCTGGGGGATGACCGCGCGAACCATTCAAATTTACGTCTAGACAATATTTCATTTGCTGGAATATAAATGCCATATACCGCATTAATGTCTAAATCCAAATAATTATTACCGAGTAAGTGTTCAATAAGAATTGGCGCACCCTCGGTTTTCGTTTTGCGTCCAATAGTTTCCGCAGGTATTATATTTATTTCTCCTTTTTTTGCTTTCAAATTACACCAATGAGAGAACTTTCCTAAAAATTCAGTTTGGGCTGTAAAGTCTCTTCCACTTATGCGACTAATATATTCGCATAGATTTTCAATTTGAGGATTATTTCGCGGGGCACCAAAAAAAGTCAAATCAGGTGTAAATATGGTATTTGCCGAGTGTATGTCGTGTGAAACATTATCACATACAAACATTTCTGTGCCATTGCGTGTTCCAGTATTATATAGGTGTATTAAATCTCGCATACAAAGGAATGAAATGGGGCATATCATACCGCCATATTGTTTGATAAGTTTAGCGTGGGCAAGAGTGCGCATATTGTCGGTTATAGGAGAACTAATGGAATTCATATTAATGTTCCAATTGGGAATTAATTTATCAAAACTGTCATCATCAATCATGCAAATAGTGAATGATTTATCGCATTTTGATACGATTGATTTTACGGTTAAATAGAGATATGGTTGATTTAATTTATGGGAAGAACGACTGCCCCAACTTTCCCAATTGCGTGCATTATATTCATAAGGAACGTGAATCCATAAAATAGGTCGTGCCGGTATATTTTGTTGTTTGTTTTCTAATTCATCTGTATTTTTCAACAAATATTTCTTTATAATATTATAAGGGTCTTTATGTATTTCGTTCATTTCTTGTTTTCTCTCATAATTCTTATATAAAAGAATGGTAAATACAAGTAAAACAAAAACAGCCATTATATTTAAAGGCGTAAAAAATTTCATTACCTGCTATATTTGTATTTATATTCTATGTATAACAATATTTTGTGTATATTTATATTTATATTTTACGTATATTTTATAATTTATAATAAATGGTTTAGTCTATTATAAATTGAACAATTATAAAAACTCCTAAAATTTATCAACCTTTAAATGTTTGGTTGTATCAATTGTTATTATTTTATTGAGTAGAGAGAGGAAGAGGGAGAAGAGAGAGGGAGAAGGGAGAAGGAGAGGAAGAAGGGAGAGGAAGAAGGGAGAGGAAGAAGGGAGAGGGAGAAGAGAGAGGAAGAGGGAGAAGAGAGAGGAAGAGGGAGAGGAAGAAGGGAGAGGAAGAAGGTATATATGAATTATTGTTTAATAATTTGATATGTATCGCCAAATTTAAATTTGGATTTGCTTGTAAGTCCCTCATATTCTTTAATGGATGACACCGATAAAAAATGTATAAATTCAAAAATATCATATTCTTTTAGTTTGTATTGAATTGTCATATTAATTTGTTGAGTTTTGATATGCCTAATAATTTCTATATTTAATAAAATAAATACATGCTCACATAATTCGTCCATTAAATTTTTATATTTTTCGTGGTCAATTGATTGGGCAATTGTGTTCAATAATCCTACAATTAAATGTAATATAGTGGGCGTATTAATTACATTATTTTTATTCAATTGTGAGAGAAAAAGACTTAAAGTTTTGCGACTATCCATATCTTCATTCATTTTACAAAAAAGCAAATAATCGGTTTGACCCACATATTGAATATCCTTAAATTTATCAAAAAAACTGTTTATATTATTCGTTAAAATTGTGTTCATTATTTCAAATTTATTTATTAATATTACATACAATTTTGCGTAAATTTGCACATAAAATTGATTATTCGCCAAAATATGAAATATATTTATTGCAAGTTCATTATCTAATCCATAAAGATTTAATATTCGCATTATTTTATCGCTAAATTCATCAAAGTTTTTGTCAGTTAATTTATTCAACAATAAACGAACCTTTATTAATGGCGTTTCTTCTGGTTTATTTTTCATTTGAGATGTTGAAGATGTTGAAATAGATGTAATATTTTTTTTGTCTGTAGATAAATATTTTTTATTTTGTGTATGCACATTATTATGATTGTGAGTTGCTGCCGCTGTTGATGATGACCATGATTTTACCTTATAATGGTTTTCTACATTTTTTTGAGGATTTGTATTGTAAGGAGTCATTGTATTTGCAATCGGTTGTATAGAATTCGTAATTGAATTAGAAATTTGTAATAATAATTGTTTTATAATTTCCGATAAACAATTGTTGGTTCCTTTATTCTTAATATTTTTAAAATCATTCAAACTATAAACAGACATATAAACAGACATATAAAGATATATAATATTATATAATATTATATAAAATATTAATTTTAAGTTAGTTTTACGCCTTTGGACATTTAAAACGCCGATTTTACTACGAAAAAAATAATACAAATAAAGAGAGAAAATATAATTATAATTTATTAAACACACATAATAAACACACATAATAAACACACATAATAAACACACATAATAAACACACATAATAAACACACATAATAAACACACATAATAAACACACATAATAAACACACATAATAAACACACATAATAAACACACATAAACACACATAAACATAATAAAAACATAATAAAAACATAATTAGTAATATATTATTATTTATTTTTATTATGCAATTAGAAAAAGACCAATTATCACCGACACCGACACCTTTGTTTATTAATAGAGAGAAAAGTGAGAGTGTGAGAGTGGATACATTGCCACAACAGAGAGAAATAACCAAATGGGATGACATTCCAGATTTAAATGTTGATATTTTACGTGGTATTTTTTCGTATGGTTATGAGTCTCCCTCACCGATTCAAAAGCAGGCAATTCTTCCTTTAATCCAAAAAAAGGATGTAATAGCGCAAGCGCAATCGGGAACAGGTAAGACGGCGGCATTTGCGATTGGGGCACTTTCTCTCGTAAATACAAAAGAAAATTATACTCAAATCTTAATTTTATCTCCCACAAAAGAATTAACCATTCAAACAGCGCGTGTGGTATCAGCATTGGGAAATAGAATGAGCGGACTTTGTGTAAAAACAATGTATGGAGGAATGGATGTTGTTGCAGCAGCAGATGACGATATTGTTCCGCATATTATTTGTGGATGTCCGGGGCGTGTTTATAGTATGATGTTAAAGAAAATTATTCAACCAAATAAAGTTAGGCTTATTATTTTGGATGAGGCGGACGAATTATTGTCTTCAAAATATGGAAATAGAGCGACATCATCGCAAAATAAGGAATTGCAGGGTTTTAAAGAACAATTATATAATATATTTCAACTACTTAATACGAGTATTCAAGTCGCACTTTTCACTGCAACATTTCCGCAATATATGGAAAGTCTAATTACGAAAATAATGCGCGACCCAGTTGTTATTAAAGTTGAACCAGAAAAACTAACATTGGACGGTATTAAACAGTATTATATTTCGTGTTATAATGATAACGATAAACTGAATATTTTAAAGGATATTTATAATGCGGCATCATTATCACAATCTATTATTTATTGTAATAGTGTAAAGCGTGTAGCCGAACTATATAATGCACTTTATAAAGAGAGTTTCCCAGTTTGTTGCATACATAGTAATATGGATAAAAATATGCGTGATAAATCATTCCAAGAGTTTATTACGGGTAAATATCGCATTTTAATTTCAACGGATGTGACGGCACGTGGAATTGATATTCAACAAGTGAGTTTGGTGATTAATTTTGATATTCCCGCTTCAAAATATGTCTATTTACATCGCATTGGACGTAGTGGAAGATGGGGGCGAAAAGGTGTTGGTATTAATCTTGTAACGAAATATGACATACATTCTTTAAGGGAAATTGAAGGATATTATCGTTGTGATATGAAAGAATTGCCGACTGACTTAGGCGCAGTTTTTATGTAAAAATATTTAGCACATATGATAATGAAAAATAAATTATTTTCATTCAAACCATTGTTTATATTTTTAATTGGATTTATTATATTGTAAAAAAATGAATTAAAAATATAATATTAAATTTAAAATAGTTAAAAATGGGTAATTATACTTGTGAAAAATGTGGTAAAGTATTTATTCAAAAGTCTCATTATACAGCACATTTGAATAAAAAAAAACCTTGTATTGTTGAGAGTAAAATGAAAGAACTAATTGATACAGTGATTAAAGAAAATTTGGTTGAAATTATTGGTAAAAACGATATAATTTATAATAATAAATTTGTGAAGGATATTAACATTAAAAAATTCAATATTTCCAAACCTATTTTAAAATGGGTTGGTGGAAAAACGCAAATATTAGATAAACTTATTGTTGAATTTCCAACTGAAATAAATAACTATCGCGAGATATTTTTAGGGGGCAGTAGTGTTTTATTAACACTATTATCGTATGTTAAGAATGGTGTCATAAAAATACACGGAAATATATATGCTTATGACTTAAATGAACCATTAATTTATATATATAAAAATATTCAAACAAATCATACTGAATTATATAATAAAATACAAGATTTAATTACAGAATTTAACTCATGTGGTAATGGTGAAATGAATAGAACACCCAAAAATATTGATGAAGCAAAAATGGCAAAGGAAAATTATTATTATTGGATTAGAACTGAATACAATAAATTAAATTTAACCGATAAAAAAACCATAAACGGGTCTGCGATGTTTATATTCTTAAATAAGACTTGTTTTAGAGGGATTTTTAGAGTTGGACCAAAGGGGTTTAATGTGCCTTACGGACATTATATTCATCCTGAAATTATTAACCAAGAACATTTGAATGAAATACATCAATTAATTCAAAATGTCATATTTGAATGTTGTGATTTCAATACATCATTAAATAATGTTGAACCAAATGATTATGTATATCTTGACCCGCCATATGCACCTGAAACAGATAATTCATTTGTTGGATATACTGAAAATGGATTTAATATTGATAATCATAATAATTTATTTACATTAATACATAAATTAACAGAAACGAATAAAAAAATGATGTTAAGTAATGCGGATGTCAGTTTAATTCGTGATAATTTTACAAGTGAAAAATATCGGATAACATCTATTTTATGTAAAAGAGCAATTAATTCAAAAAATCCAGAATCAAAAGCAAGGGAGGTAATTATAAAGAATTATTAAACCAATTATTAAATATTTCAAAATAATTTTCATCATCGCCAAATAATACAACAATATTATTTTCATTAAATATTGTATTTAATATTGTATATTTTTTTTCGTTTGAGATTAATTTTTTCTTAAAAAAGTCATTTACACAAACCCCATAATGAACCTCAAAATTATTACCTAATACCAATTCATATTCTCTTTTTAACGAAGGGGATGCCCATAATTTTGTTTCTACTGAACCACTTACATTTTGTTCCTTTTTTTCTAATATTTTTATTACTTTTTTACCGGTATTATATTCAATAATATAGGCTTCATCTGGACATCTAAATAAATCAATATTATATTTATTTTTCATATACATTTTAAATCCATTTTGTAATACGAATATAATCGTTTTATCTTCAAACGTTTTTGATAAGTAAAAATCATATGTATTTTTTGCGTTTTTTGTAAAACTGTTTTTAATGTATCCGTCATTTAACAAATTTATTTGATTGTTTGTTTTATCTTCAAATTTTTTACCAAAATAATTTGTATTAGCACCCCCCGCACCTGTTCCTTTGTTTATTATACATATCGGTTCTTCTATTTTAACTCCTCCCATTCCCATTTCCATTTCCATTTCCATTTCCATTCCCATTTCCACCTCAATATTTTCCTTTTTACTAATTAAGATTTTAGATTGTATCTTTTTAATTTTCTTTACAGATTCAATCAAATTATTACCCACAATAACTACATTGTTTAATTTAGGTTTAGCGTTCATTTTATTATTGTATTATATAAGTATTTTTATTTATAATAAATGTGTCAATTTTTTATAAATAATATATGCACTGATAAAATGTAGTATATTATTTATAAAAATAATTGGCTATATATTTGCGCGGAGGTGCGTTAAAATCGGGGATTTTGAGGGTTATTTAGGCGATTTTCGCGCGGGGGTGCTGTGAGGTGCGTTAAAATCGGGGGTTTTGAGGGTTATTTAGGCGATTTTCGCGCGGGGGTGCTGTGAGGTGCGTTAAAATCGGGGGGTTTGAGGGTTATTTAGGCGATTTTTGCGCCGGGGAGGTGCAAGGTGCGTTAAAATCGGGGGTTTTGAGGGTTATTTAGGCGATTTTTGCGCGGGGGGAGGGAAGATTGGAGGGACATTTATGCGTTAAGTGATACTTATAAATTATTTGATATAATTATATGGACTTTATATCAAATAATGGATGGCTGCCTAATTTAGGTATAAATACTGATAATGAATGCGGTAGTGATAATAATAAAACAGTAGGAGTAGGAGAGAAAACAATCGCACAAATATCAACATATTTTGAATTACCAATTCAATATTTAGGACTTAATGAGAACGGTGAAAAAAAAGAATTATATGATTTGCCTTATCATATTACAAATGATTTAGAATTATGTAAAACAATTGACCCGTCATCTGGCACAATTTGTATGTATGATAAATTATATTGTTTAGAAAAAAAAGACATTCATAAAGATGGAAGAGAGGGCGATGATGAGGATGAGGGCAAGAGCGAGGGCAAGAGTGAGAGTGTGAATGTAAAAACACAAAAAAATATTGATAAATTGAAATATGAGTTTCATAAACAGTTATCAAGTAAATATACAACTGACACATTATTTCTCTCAAATTATCAAAATATAATAAAAGGAAATGACGAAAATACGTCCCAATCTATTTTATTGTCTGGGGCTGGGTTTGGGATGACAGAGTTGGAACAATCAATTAAAATAATAGATGTTTGGGATGAAATAAAAACGGACAAACATTTCAATGAAAATTATTATTATATGGAATGGGACAGTTTGAAATTTATGAATGAGAATGAATCATTTTTGCAAATAATGAATACATTAAATATAGCATCACCAGTAATTTCTTTATTGTCTCCATTAATGATATTTATTACTCCTTTTTTTATTTTACAGTGTATGGGAACCAAAATAAATTTTAAATTATATTGGACCATAATTAAACAATTAATGTCATCGCATGCTATAATGAAACTATTTACAATTGGTTCAAAATCCATTTCATTTCAGGAAAAAATGGGCATCATTATGTCCGTCGTTTTTTATGTATATTCTGTATATCAAAATACGATGATGTGTTTCAATTTTAATCGCAAAATGGAACGCATATATACCACGTTCTCTCAATTAAATGAGTTTATGGAAACCTCCATTCTACAAATCACAAATTACAAAAAATATATTGCATCATTGCATATTCACAAAATGTCCGCCGCACATAATGCTTTTCATTCAAAAATGGATAATATTTATGACCAACTTTGCATATGGAAAACAAAAATTGCACCAATAACAGGGAAATGGAGTTTATTAAAAATAAATCAAATTGGTTATGTAATGAAAGAATTTTATAAATTACATCATAATGAATCGTATAATGAAGTAATGATGTATTGTTTTGGACTGAATACATATATTCACTTTTTACGTAATATACAATATCAATATAAATCAGGCATTTTAAATGCATGCTCCTTTGTAGTTGATAATAACACTAACACTAATAGTGATAATGAAACGGAAATGGAAACAGAAATGGAAACAGAAACAGAAATGGAAACAAAAACAACAAAGTCCAAAATAATATTTAAAAATAATTATTACGCTCCTTTAGCGAATAAATATCCAGTTAAAAACGATATAAAATTGGGAACTTCGGGAAATGGAATGATTATTTCTGGACCGAATGCATCAGGAAAAACGACATTAATGAAATCGATATTGTTAAATATTATTTTATCGCAACAATTTGGAATGGGATTTTATGATTATGGTTCAAAAATGACTCCTTTTAATTATTTACATTGTTATTTAAATATTCCAGATACAAGCGGTCGCGACAGTTTATTTCAAGCAGAAGCCAGACGCTGCAAAGAAATTTTGGATATTATTCATAAACAAAAGAAAGAACGTCATTTTATTATATTTGACGAATTATTTTCTGGAACAAATCCAGATGAAGCTATTAAAAGTTCATCCGCATTTATTAAATATTTGAGTAAGTATTCAAATGTATCTTTTATGCTTACAACACACTACCGAAAAGTATGCAAATCATTTATAAAATCAAATTGTATTTCAAATTGGCAAATGAATGTATCAGAAGATAATTGCAATAAAATACAATATACTTATAAAATTAAAAAAGGCATATCCAAAATTAAAGGGGGGTTTCATGTATTAAGAGACATGAATTATCCACCCGAAATATTGAACTCATATAAAAAATAATACGTTATTTTGGGGCTAAAATAAGGTAAGGTGTAAAATATAAATAATAATAAAAGTATCAATTATTATTTATTTTTAAGTTTATAGGTTTTTAAGTTTATAGGTTTTTAGGTTTATAGGTTTATGGGTTTATAGGTTTATGGGTTTTTAAGTTTATAGGTTTTTAGGTTTATAGGTTTATGGGTTTATAGGTTTATGGGTTTATGGGTTTATGGGTTTATAGGTTTATAGGTTTTTAGGTTTATGGGTTTATAGGTTTATGGGTTTATAGGTTTATGGGTTTATAGGTTTATAGGTTTATAGGTTTATAGGGTTTTCTTATTAATCTCTCTTTTATTAAATAAAAATAAGCGTTTGTATAAAAAATTATTTTTCTTATTTTAATGTAATATATTTTAAATATGACACAAATTAATTGGATTGGTTTATTGTTTAATTTAGGAATAATGCTTGCATTATTGGCAATTGTGTATTATTTTGAAATTAAAACACGAGAACAATCGCATACAATTTCTGAATTGCGTAATATTCAGGTGGATACAGTAAATACTTTACATGATTTAGTTATACGATATAATACGACAGATAATGCGATTAATAATGCGACCGATAATGCGATTGATAATGATATTTATCATAATTTAATGGCACAATCAATGAAAAAATTTGGTTCAAATGCTTATTCACGTTCAATGGAAATAAATATGGATAATAATGCGCAAAATGACGAACTTATTTATGTGAGTGAAGATGAGGATGATGATATTATCGACGAATATGATGACACAGAAAACAGTATAGAATCAATGACAGATGATGAGGATGAGGAGGATGACAGTATAAGTGATGAGAATGAGGATGAGGATGAGGATGATGTTGTTAGTGTGAGAGATAATTTAGATTATGAGGATGTGTTGGATATAAATAAATTGGATGTGAATGAAGGAATTATAGGAATTGAGTTGGATTTGGGGAGAGAATATAAAAAAGAGGGGAACAATGAATCAAAATACATAAATTTACAGATAGAAAATGAGGATGTGGAAAACGTTGAAAATGTGGAGAACGACGAAGTTGAAGAGGACCATATTAAAAATATTGGAATTGAACCTCCAGAAATAGATGAGCGATTTTCTTTAAGTCATAAAGACAATTTGAGAACAATAAATGCGAAAATAATAGATTTGGATGATACCAATTCTATATCAACGCCAACATTTGCAAAATATACGATGGAAGACTATAAAAAAATGTCATTAAAAGATTTACGCATGATTGCAAAAAACAAAAATTTAGAAGATGTCTCAAAATTAACAAAAAATGAAATAATTAAATTACTGTAATTATTTTTATATTGTTTTTCATAATAATTATTATTATATATTAAGAAAAATAAACAGTCATTATATTGATTAAATAAGTTAAACAATCGCAATATTTAGATAAAAATAAATAATATTACCTTTATATATAAATAAGATTATTTATTAATATATAAAAATAATATAAAAGTATATTGATATATTAATGGTTTTTTTAGCCAAACGGCGAAGATATATTAACAATATAGATGTGCGAAATCGTTTATTTATGAAGCCACTGGGCTTCTTACAATATCCATATCTTGTTTCAAAAGACGCTATAAGTGCAACATTTCGCCCTCCTTTATATTGTAATGGCGATAACTTAATTCATAAAGAGGCAAACACAGGATTACCTAAGGGGTATAGTTTCAGAATATCAGTATTAATGAATAAAGAGAATGCTACCAAATTTTATAAAAATTATTTGATATTGCAAGACATGATTAAAGCCCAAAAAAACATAGATATAATGAATCATTTTGCTACTGTATATAGACTTTGCGAGCCAAATACTGGATTATCACAAAATATTTATGCATTTAAACAATGTCAGCAGTTAATTGCCGCAAACAAAAAAGCCAATGCCGAAGAACAAACATTGGACATTTCAAATTTAATACTGGAAGATGCGGGTAATTCTGTATTACATCAATTTAATAAATTATTTTTCCCAAATTCTCGCTTTTTTGCAAATATACATAAATTTTGGATAGCAGCATACCAAATTTTATTTGGATTTAAATATCTACTTGATTTTGAATTAGTTAATTTTAATATAAATCCTTTGACTATCTTATATGATTACGATAAAAATAACCTGAAAATAAGCAGTTATATATATCAAATGTCCTTACCCAATGTATTACATAGATGCAATCAAAACATATTTGAATACGAAGGAATCGAAAACAAACCTGGTTGGTGGTCATATCCGTGGGAATTTGAATATTTAAATCGCAAAAAATTTGATGAGTTGATAGAAACCTTTGATAAACACGATTTTTTTGAAAAAGCAATCCTAAAATGTTATGAGGAACAGAAATTAATATTTTTAACTTTTATTTATAGAACAACTTATTTTTATGGAAGTGTTGTTGCAGATGAATTAAAAAAATTTTACATTCCAGAGTATAAAAACTTTTTAATTCAATTACGGACAAAATCAAAAGAAATGACCCCGGACAATTTATATAATGAATTTTTAGAAAAATCGGTTAAATCAATTGATTTATATGGATTTGGAATCATACTACTATATTACTATAATATCATATATATGTATTATGGGAGAAATGAAGACAATATCATTAATATTAAAAATATTATGCCTTCCATGTATCGCATTCAAGAACAACAACTAATTAAAACATTTATATATAAAATAATTACACCAAATGTGTTTGAACGATACACAGTAGCAGAAGCCATTATTCAAATGCAATTCATAATAACAAGATTAAACCTCAATACAACATTAGAAACATTATTATCCGACGAAGGAAAAAAAGGATTGCATGAATACAAATTTACTCATATATTTCCTATAGAAGCAGGCAAAATGCCTGCTATTAATGCCATAGATAAAAAAGTTGTTGAAAACGAAATATTTTTCAAAGCACTTCATATTAATAAAGGCGCCCAAAATGCAATGCTCCAAAATAAAACTCAAAATATACAACCAAATATATTGATACAAATGCACAATACAGAAATTGATAATTTAACGGACACACTATCCAATATGAGTATCATTAAAGACTATATGTATGATAAATTAAATGACGAGAAAAAACGCAATTTAAAATTAACAAATGGGGAGGAATGGGACGAAGCCCTTAGACATGCAATTGGCAATTTAGCAATGCAAAAAAAAGAGGAGGGTGGCGTCTCTGGTCTTTTGGACAAGAATCTTATTCCATTTGGTTTTAATACTTTTAATAAATGGAATGATTTTGCCAAAAAAGAATACAAAACAACTATAGAAACCATAATTGATAAATTTAATACAAAAATGAAGGAACTTGTTAATAAAAATGCGCATAATAAAAATCAAACAAATGACATTGCTGCTGCGGAAGGAATCAAAATTGCAGACCGTTTAATAAAAATACACAATTCAATTAATGATATTGCAAAAAAGAGGTATAATAGTGGGAATGCGGCAATATATCAAATAAACAATAAATTCACCCTGAGTGAAGCTTTAGGTAGCGGTGAATATGTCAGCGTAACCGGTTCATGCACGTCAAAACCAGACCGGTGTATAACAAAAGACAATTTTAAACAATTTAAATATTATTACGCATCTATGAAAACTTTATTAAGGCATTTTCTTAATCAAGAATCCGACCCAGCGCATATTGATATGGGCGATATTCAAACCGACGACCTACTTAAGTATACACCAATAAACTTGGATGCGGTAATTGAGGCAATTAATAAATCTATAACGGACAAACAAAACATAGTATTTTATTTTAAACCGCAAGTCGTGCAAACTGGTCCAAAGCCGAACAAAGACAACTATAAAAAGGATTTTACGTACAAATGGAAAAATAATCCTCAAGAAGATGTTTCTAACATCATAATAAATAAGAATTTGGGGGAAGTTTTAGCGTTGATAAATTCCGGCGACTTAATTGCCACACCCAAACCAAAAAACAACCAACTAACAACCCCAGAAAAAGCAGAAAAAGCAGCAAAAGAAGCAAAAGAAGCAAGAAGAAAAAAAGAAGAAGAAAGAAGAAAAAAAGAAGAAGAAAGAAAAAAAAACGCAGTGCTCAATAACGGTGCCGCTGCCGGAGGCAGTCGACAAATCCGCAATTTAACTAAAAAAACATATAGCACTAAATCTTATTTCTTAAAAAATAAAAAAACGCATAAAAAGAAGTTATTAAACTAAAAAATATATATATATATTTAATATATAACCGATAATTTACCTTATATATATTAAATGAGTTCTTTAACTTGTTATGGAAAAACAAATTGTGATAAGTCATCAAATGACTGTAAATGTGGGGCTGTGAATAAGTGTTTTGGAGCATGCAATAATGCATATTGGAATTGTCCGCCAATGATGGAAGATGGTCGTTTATGGGCATCATGGCAACCAGAAGCGGTTATCAATAGTCGTATTCAAAATGAACAAGGAATTAAAACGAATTGGGAATATCGCGAATTTATGCAAAAAAATGGATTACGAATAATGAATTTTAACACATTGGAAAATTGTTATTTAGCAGGATTAGAATATAATAAAGATACACGCAAAAATATGAATTATTCGCAACACACGCCATTTATGTTTAAAAGTGTATATGATACCAGTCGTCCCGCTGTAGGCTACTGCAATAGCAATTTAAAAACACCTTATTTATCAAGCGAACAATTAAATGCACGACTAATTGCGCCATATATTATACCTTCTAAACCACAAACATAATATATATTTTATTTATGTTTTATGGTTGTGGATTTCAATGTTAGTTTAGTTTAGTTTAGTTTAGTTTAGTTTATATAATATAAAATAGTTAGGATTTATTTTATATTATTTTGAGTGGGGTTTGGTGTGTAATAATTTTTTATTTATTACACAAATCACAATGATAATGGTAATTTTTGAACGATAACAATAAATTCATTATCATTTTTATGACATTCAAAAATTATTTTTACTTTTCCATTGCAGTATTGATTACAAAAATAATTAATTATATCAATTTGTGTTAATTTATCTATAATATTAATAATTATTAATCCATTATCCATTAAATGTTCATAAAGTATATATAAATTTCCTAAAATATCATAATTATTAATACAAAAATATGAGATAAAATAATATAGTTCATTATTTAATTTCACCACAGATTTATTAACATTTCCATTTATAATATTTAATTGTAAATGTTGTATTTGGTTTAATGTATTGGATGATTGATTTGATTTATTTTTCAATGTTTCTATTAAATTATTAATAATGCGAAAATTATTTTGCAAACTATCCATAATTTGCATTGAATTATTTTGTTTATTGTAAAAATCGTCAATTACGGTTGCTTTAAATATTGGAAATTGAAAAAAACAATCAGTTTGTTTTTTCTCAATGTCTAAATAAAATAAGCAAATATGTTTTAATAGTTCAATTATTCCAATTCCTGTATAAGAATTAACTTCTAAAATGGGTATGTGATAAGTTAATATTGGCGATAAATCCATTTTTTTATTTATTTCAATTATTGTGTTGGTTATGATAGGAATAATATTTATCCATTTAGTATTTGATATATTGCGAATACCATAAAATTGTTCTTTATATTCATATTTAAATGTGATAATATTATTCACAAATTGTTTTGCACGATTATTGCATATCATTTTCTTTGCCCATTTATAATTTTTAAAGATGGAATCATATTTATGAATATATATGTCAATTAATTCTATTGTAGTATCTGGATTACTTGTTCCACAATCGCTATAATTTCGGTCATTCGTTGTTGTAATTATTTCACCTTTATTTTGTTCAGTTAAAATCAAATATGGCGATATTTCATTTAATACATAGTCTTTCCATTCTGTGGTTTGAACATTATAATCTTTTAATAATATTTTTCCATAAACATCATGTCCATACACATCATCATTATTTTTTTGAGTAGATGTGGATATTGTTTTAAAATAGAAATGTTTAACTAATAAAGGATTATTATGTGTAATAATAAAGGTTTGAGATGCGGCGGCTTTTAATAATGACATACAATATGATTCATGATGGATATTAATATCATTGCCGTATTGAAAAGGGTGAAACCAAATATCAGTTGTATTCCAGAATGTTTCCAATGTTGAACTATCGTATTCGCGATGCACCGTAATTCCTAACTTATTTATTGGGTCAATTGATTCATAGTATATAAGTAGTTCTTCAATTTCATTTATATAGTTTTTATGTATTTGGTCGTTTTCATTTGATATGTTATTTGTGGTTGTGTCATAAAAAATATGTAATGTTGCATTGGATTGTATTTTATGAATATCTTTCCAAATGTGTAATAATGGTAATAGTCCATTAAATATGTTTGAGGTATAAATGAATGAAAATGGTATTTTTATTTGAGAACGATATTTCCACCATGTATTATGATTATGATTATGATTATGATTATCAATTGAGAATAATTCGGGGCTAATATTAATATTATTATAAAATGTGTTAGAATCAGTTAAATGTTGTAATGTTGTCCATTGTTTAATAAAATGAGTTTGATGCCATTGGGTGAAACAATATATTTTTTTTAATTTTGGATGATTAATAATTATAGAACCAGTTGGATATAATTTGTCAATTATGATATAAATATTTTCAGTGATACCTAATATTGAAATGGGTAAATATTCTAAACAATTATGAATGATGCATACATTTACATAATTTGTTTTAACAAAATTGCCATAATCTTCTAAAGAATAATAAATAATATCATTATTTTGTAGAAGATTATTATCAGTATGATATTGATTTATTTCAGCGAAACAATTACAAAATATAATTATTTGATATTTTTCTGTTAATTTCATATTTTTAATCATTTCAATAACATAGATGTAATAATTATTATTGGATATGTTATTGGATATGTTATTGGATATATTATTGGATATGTTATTGGATATGTTATTGGATATGTTATTGGATATGTTATTGGATATATTATTTATTAAATCGTGTGAATTACTATTTGTAATAAAACACATTATTGGTTTAGATGTGATTTGAATGGGTGTTGTTGTATTTTTAAGTTTATTTTTATTAGTTAATGAAGATGATTGCAAAATTGGATATTTTGTTTTATTAATAGACACAGACTCAATATTTGCATTATTAATTTTGTTAAAAATTTGATTCCATGATTTTATTTCCTCTAATATTTCAGGATTGTTAATAAAGTTATTATATTCTTTATTTGCCATTATATTCGTATTTATTTCCTCTAAAAATAATTGGTTAAATTGCGATGAGGAAGTGGTATTAGCATCCATATTTTTATGAAATGAGTGATAATTTGCGATGAAAAATGCGGAGGATTGTTCGCCCAATTTATATTCGTTGCATTCGTAGCATATTTTAGTGAGATAATATGGAGTAAAAAAATATGACAACATTGGGCGCAGACTATATTGGCTATTATTTGGCAATCCCAATTCAAATGCATTTTTAAGGTAGATTATTGCTTTTTGAGAATTATTTTGCATAAAATAATGGAGTCCAATAAAATAATATGATTCGGGACGTTGAGGGTCGATGTGTTTCGCATTATTGTATATGTCCAAGCAAACCTCCCATGATTTATTCAATTTAAACATAGCGATTTGAGCCAGTTGAATACAAGCATCATATCGCTCTTGAATAAATCCGTTATTTGCGAATTGAATGCGTTTTGTAAAATATATAAAAGCGTTATTATAGTCTTGAATTAAGTTGTATGTTTGTCCTAAATAATAATATAGTCGTGGGTCAAACGGCGATGTTTTTACTTCTTCTAAAAGCCATTCAATTTCGTATTTTTTTCGGTCAATGGTTCGTTTTTCCATATAATCAAAACGGCAATCAATAATCATTGCTTTATCGGCGGGAATAATAATATTAACATTATTGTTTTCATTTATTACTTCGTGAATGCGATATTTATATCGTAATCCAGAATGTGTAGCAATAATTCGGTTTGATGCATAAACCATGTCATTACTTTGAATATATAATGAGAGTGAATCTGCGAATTGGTCTCCGCGTATTTGAGAAATAAATGCGACTAAGTCGCCCTGAATTCGGTAGGTATCGTCCAATGTGATTGCATATTTACATCTTGTGCCCGCCCATTCCAGACATTGATTGCGTGCATTTCCAAAATGAAAATCGCGAATATCAATGTTATCTTCATATAATTTTCCGGGTATGCCGTATTCTTGTGTGATTTTGCGTATAATATCTTGTGTTCCATCGGTAGAGCCAGTATCATATATAGTCCAATGACTTATGAAGGGTAAATTGTGGCGTAGTGTGGTTTCAAATTGTGGTCCAGCATTTTTAACAATCATACACAGTTCTATTAAATTGTCATATGTTAGTTCATGATTATTATCATATTCATAATTATGAATAATGCACCAATCTAATGACTGAATTAGTTTTTGAATAATTGGAGTTAAAGATTTAAATCCAAGATACCAATTTGAATTTGATAAATGATAAACATATTTAAATTCGGGATTATTTTTAATATTATGAAAGTTATTGAGAGAAAATAGGAATAAAATGTTGTCATTGATATTGTTATTGTTATTATTTATTTGTGTTTTTATTTCTAATAATTCGGCAATGTGTTGGTTATCGGTATTGGTATCGGTATTGGTATTGGTATTGGTATTGGTATTATTGTCTTGTTCCGATACAATTAAAAAGAGGTCATTGGGTGAGTGTGTTGGTATTTTTCCATAAAAATTTTTTAAACATAAATGAGGACAGTTATAATAGGGTGTAATTTCGGTTATATTTTTATAAATAGTTTCATAATGTATATCGGCAATATTAAAAAGTCTTATGCTATTAAATATTTGTGGTGTTTGTGTGGTAGGTTTTAGAGACTGTGAGGATGATATTGTTTTATATTGAAATGGAAATGCGATATTTAATGGCAAATATCCGCCGTGAGTTGGACGATTAAATATGGTATGAATGTGTGTTCCAGTTTCATAAAATTGAGTATAAATATCATTAGGTTTGGGATTGGAGTTTTTGAATATAGCATCATTAATAAAACTGACAATGCGGTCATATATTGCTAAATTTTGATAAATACGTAAATTGCATATATTTTTTGGAACAGTCATTAAAGGGAATTCATTGTCATAAACATAATATGCGGATTTATTTATTTTTATTTTTCTCATTTTTGATTGTTGCTCAATTTTTTGCATATTTATGTATTAATAAAATTATCTTTATATTGTTTTAAACGGATGGGTGTGGAGTTTGTATTAATAAAATTATCTTTATATTGTTTTAAACGGGTGAGAGTGGAGTTTGTATTAAAAAAAATTATCTTTATATTGTTTTAAACGGGTGGGAGTGGAGTTTGTATTAATAAAAATTATCTTTATATTGTTTTAAACGGGTGAGAGGGGGATTATAAATATAGTTTATTTTTAATATGAATATATTGTATAAATATAAAAAGTAGGCTATATTTATAGTTGTATTAGAATAGTTGTATTAGAATAACGAATATGGATGAAAAATCGGGTGAATCTTTGACAATTAAATTTTATGAAAAGGTGAAAGAATATTATGAATTAAAAACCAGATATGAAACAGACTATGACAAATTTAAGGCACCTATTTTAAAAAATGCGGATTTAACAATTAAAGATAAAAAAGAAGAATTAGCGAAAATAAAACCGAAATGTGTGAATTGTCATCGTCCAGTTGGAACTATTTTTGACATAGTAGTGGAGCCTGAAACATTGGAACGCACATTAACAGCGATTTGTGGAAGTCGTGATGACCCATGTCCATTAAAAATAGAACTTGCAATGGGAGATACTCGTCCATTGCCTGCATTTATAGAAGAAGAAGAAAAAGAAATGAAAAAATTGCGTGATGAAGTAATACAATTGAAAAACAAATTATTAATGGGTATTATTACAAATGACCAAGTTCTTGAAAAATTTGATGAACTAAAAAATGATATAAACACATCCAATCAAATATTAGAATTTTATTTGGATATATATACGAAAATAGTTGCAAATCCAAGTGCAGAAAAAAAACTGCAACAAACCGAAACGGAAAAATTCCTTTTGAAAGAAGAAATGGGAAGTGCTGTCAAAAAATACAAAAATACAGGGAATTCAACATTTATAAAAGATACCGTCGACATTTATATAAACCAATTGCGCCCATTAATTGAAACTGAATTGTCCGAAAAATATAAAGAATGTGCTGTAATTTCTAAATGGGACACAATGACACGTCAATTATTTTATTTAATACAAAACAAACATACAATTGAAAGTTTAGAATATTCTTTTATTGAACCTCGTGTTATTACATTTAGAACCGGATATTCGGTCCCCCTACGACAGCGCCAACAAAATAATAAAACGGAAAAACATAATAAAAATAAATCACATATTACGCCATTATTTGGAAAAACACGAAAAGTGGGAGGATATGGAAATAGTTTAGATATGTATAATGTTGCGAATAGTGATAGTGTTTCGGGAATAAATGGATTAAATGGCGTATCTACAACATCCGCAAATTCAATATTAAAAATAGGACATAATAGTATATTAAAATAAAATTAAAAGAGATAATATCCATAAACAATATAAAAACGCTTATCTAATATGAATTAGTCTTTATATTGTTTTATTATAAAATCTAACTGAAATATATGTTTGGAGATAAATATATATCTTGGCGTGTATTTTTTATTAGTTTTTTATTGGGATTACTTTTTATGTATGTAATGGGTCCAAATACAAAAACTGTATTTATTTATCCAAGTCCAGAAAATGTAAATGACATATTATTTAGAGATAATTCAAATAAATGTTTTAAATTTCATATGATTGATACAGTTTGTCCGGCTGAACAACAAAAAATAAAAGATATTCCTATTCAAATATAATGCAAAATTAAATATAATGCAAAATCAAAATTAAATATAATGCAAAATCAAAATCAAATTATTAGTGAAAGTTATCATTTAATCATAAAAAGAAAAAATTATATACATTTTTCTTTTTATGAATACAAATACTTACAAATACATATTTACATTTACACAATAATTAATTACATATAAATAGAAGGTCTAATTCTATAATAATTGAATTGTTTGTTTGTTGGTTGTCTTTGCTTTAAAATAATATTCTTGGAATCATGTTGCTTTTTATTGGTTGGTCTCATATTATATACATTTGATGCATCATTCATATGATTCATTGATGCAATATTATATGCACCTCTTGACCTTAACTTTTTATTCATTTTTTCTGTGTTCTTTGTTCTCAATACAATATTCAAACTATCATTCAATCCCTTTTCATTTTGAGATTCCAAATAAATTTCCATTAATGGAAATCCAATTGAAAATTGTTGATTGTCGTTATTAATTGAAATTGATTGAGGGTGCAACGATTCATATTCAATATATGAATCGTTGTTTCCTTGTTTCAAAGCACTCATATTTAACAACTCCGAGTAATCGGTATTGTTATCACTCGCTGATAAATAAATCGGTGAATTATTCTCATTCCCAATAGTATTCATTTTAGCTTTATTGTCAGTATTAACAATTCCAATCGCCCTCACGTGATATAATTCTGTATTAAAAATACTCATTGTTTGTCTTCAAGGCGTCGGTTGTTGTTATATACTCTTGTGTATATAATATATGATTAATACATTAAAAATTATTTCAATTTTTTTTATTTAAATATTAATATTTATTAATAAATATTAATAAATATATTTCTTTCATAAAACAGAATGACAACAATAATAGATGAGAGAAAATGTAATTATGTGTCAAGTCGTGGTATTTTAAAGTCGTGTGCGATTCATTCAATGATGCCCAAATCCAGTTGTGCATATGATGTTGCACATTTAATTAAATATATTATATATGACAAGCAAAATTCAAATACATCTATTTATGTGTGTAGCGAGGCACTATCATATTTTGTGAATAAAATTTTGCCATATATCACAAAAACATTTATATTAGTTAGTGGAGATTCCGATTTAATTATTCCATATGAAGCATTGTCCCAACAAGATTTTAAAAAATTGTTATCTTGTCCTTTATTATTAGTATGGTATGCGCAAAATAATATTACAAACGACCATTTTATAAAACTAAAAACAATTCCAATTGGATTAGATTATCATACCATTTGTTCATCTACAACTGAATCTCTGTCATTGTCTAATTTAAATGGTCATCAATGGGGACAAAAAATGCATCCATTAAAACAAGAAACACAATTATTGGATATTCGTAATAAAGCGCCATTATTTAAATCCCGAAAACCTCTTATATATTCAAATATGCATTTTAATTTAGACCGATGGAATTCACGAAAAACTGCAATAGAAAATATACCAACTGATTTAATGGTATTACAAAATAAATATATGACACGTGATGAAACCTGGAAAAAAATGTCCGAATATCAATTTATTATTTCGCCTTATGGAAATGGATATGACTGTCACAGAACATGGGAAGCAATATTATTGGGATGTATTCCAATAGTATATGGAACCGTATTTAATACACTTTTTAATGGATTACCTGTATTACAAGTGAATGATTGGAAAGATATAACCGCCGATTTATTGCATCAAACCGCCAACAAATATCAACATATTATTGATATTATACCTGCAAAATTAATACTCCAATATTGGATTCAAAAAATAAAAAACTGTAAATAAATGTTTTATGTGGGTATGGGTATGGGTATGGGTATAATATGTGCAATAATGTTTTACAGTGTATTGTTTTTTATTGCTCTTAAATAATCATTTGCAAAATTAGTTTTTACAATTGTTCCGTTTGTAAAAATTATTTTAATGCGTAGATTCTTTATACCAAGCATACGAGATGTAAGCAAATCTACATATAAATCAGATAAAATAAAATACCAACTGTTTCTGTTAAATACCATTGTAAATGCTGTATTAAAATTGTCATCAATTATTTTACCGTTTTTTGATATTAACATCCATTCACTAAACCCAATCTTTGCGTAGATTTCTTCAATATCATTTAAATGTTCTCTCATAATAGGCACATCATTCATCTTGTATATTATATTATATTATATTATATTATATTTAATTGGGTTTCAATATGCCTTTAGAGAAATAATTTACACATAACCACAACTATAAACAAATTTATAGATTTTCATTTAAAAATGCGGAAACATTTTCTTTTGAACGACTGCCGTCAAACGCGATTTTGCGTCCATTATGCAACAAAATAATGGATGGGAATCCAGTAATATTAAATTGTTGCATTTTCTTTTCGATTTCGCTGTTTTTATTGTCGCTGCAATCAATTTCAGTAAAAATAATGTGTGTCCCATTTATTTGTTTTCCATGCATTTGTTCTTTTAATGATTCCCACTGTGGTTTAAATGCGGTGCATGCTGGACACCAAGTTGCATAAAATAACATTAATTCGGCTTGTTTATCACTTCCAGACCCATTTGACTTAAATGTTTCTTTTCGTGTATAAAACATAGTGCGATAAATATAATAGCACACAAATAAAATGATTATCATACTTGAAGCGACTAAAACTGCATTTTTGGGACCAATTTTATGAATAATATATTTTTGTAAATGTTTCATTTTGTCTAAAATAAATGAAAGCATGAAATATTTATTATTTGTTATAACTATAAAATAATATGGCAAAAAAATCTGTTATATTTTTACTATATATAATTAAATAAAAATATAATTAAATAAAAATATAGCCGAAAATATAATTAAATAATATTGTTTTATTGTTTTATTGTTTTATTGTTTTATTTTATAGTTGAGATTGAGTGTTTGTAAATGTGTTTAATGAATTGCGCCAATATGGGGATGTTATGTTATAAAGTAAATTTGCATAACGATGTTTGCATTTTGCGAATTCGCCCATATCTTTTTTATATACACACAGACCACAAAAGCGAAAATATTTATTGAATTCAATATCAGTTAAATCATATAAAGTATTTGAGATGCCGTCGCTGCCCGAATTGGAATAAGCCAATTTGTGTTCAATATCATCTAAATAAATGGCGTTTAGATTTTTGTCTTGATTAGTTGATAAAGAAGTCCATAAATAAAATTCGTTTAACATTGAGGTTAATGCAATGGGTCCAGTTAATGCTAAAATATCATTTGTAGAACGAGAACTAATATGATAATAACAGTAATCAATCATTAATTTCATGAATGGATGATGTGGTTCAAAAATGAGTATCCAATTATTAAAAATGCCTTGATTATTTTCTCGTGTAATAATGCCGTGTATGTCCGGAACTGGTATTGAATTTATGTTTGAAACTTCTAAAAAAAGTTTGTCTAATGGCTGAATTATTATTGCATCCATGTCTAAATATATGCCTCCATACTTATAAAGAACTAAATATCGCCATAAATCGGCTTTGGCGGCACCGATTGCGAGTGAGTTATATGCCACCAATAAATTATCGTTATCATCAATGTCGGGCGAATAGTTTGAAATAAAATCGATAATATCTGTGTCATCATATAAACAAAATTCGTATTCAGGATTCATTTGTTTCATATAATTTCTTAATTCCACTATTTTTTGAGGCAAGTTATGAGTTTTCCATGTTTGATATACGACTTTTGGAATTGTTGGTGTCATTTTCACCCTCTTCTCCTTCGTCTATAAATATTATTTACTTTATTATATTGAGGTTTTATCTAATCTAAAACAATATAAAGATAATTTATATGGAGGGATGGATAAGTAAAACAATATAAAGATAATTTATATGGGGAGGAATAAGTAAAACAATATAAAGATAATTTATGGGGAGTGAGGGATAAGTAAAACAATATAAAGATAATTTATGGGGAGGGATGGATAAGTAAAACAATATAAAGATAATTTATGGGGAGTGAGGGATAAGTAAAACAATATAAAGATAATTTATGGGGAGGGATGGATAAGTAAAACAATATAAAGATAATTTATGGGGAGTGAGGGATAAGTAAAACAATATAAAGATAATTTATGGGGAGGGATGGATAAGTAAAACAATATAAAGATAATTTATGGGGAGGGATGGATAAGTAAAACAATATAAAGATAATTTATGGGGAGGGATGGATAGGGTATTGACATTGTTATTATAATGTTAAATAAAGGTCAGGGGTGCGGGGATTATTTGGGAAATCAATATTTTTAATGGGATAAATAGGTGTTCCTTTTGGATAGATTGTCCATTTATCGGTGGCGGGGTCAGTAATATCGTGTTCAGTTTCAATTATGTTATCAGTATTAGTGATAAACGCACAATCATTACGACGAATATATGTAATTTCAACAACATTTGGTATGTTATTTATGGTTCCTCCAAAATTATTCGGGTGTATGTGTATTGCCATATGCGTGCTATTTAATAATTTCCATACATTGGCAACTCTGCAGTCCGTATTTATGTTATGAAATTCAATTACAATTTCTTTAAAGTTAGTTAATTGTTTGACAGAAAGTGAGAGAAGCCAATCATATTCGGCACCTTCAATATCCATTTTCAAAAATATATTATTATACTGAGATATAAGACGACCTAAATTAACTGTCATATCTGTCATTTGAGGTCCAATATTTTTAGATACAAACCAAATGCCTTGTGGTGGGCAAGGCTTATATTGACGCGGATAAGATGCAATTGTTCCGTCAAATGCCCAACACTGATTTTTTTGTAATCCATAATATGTAATAAAATTCTTGGAAAATGATTCTTCATTTCCTATTCCAGCCGATATATATAAATCCCAAATGAGTGATTGAGATGAGGAAATGGAGTCTGGTTTTAAAATAACATATCCACCATCATTATCCACTCCAAAACGCGCCAATTTAGATAACTGAGATTGAGGTATTTTATAAAGTAATAATTTATTTAATATTGAATTTATATTTATAGAAACGCTACTGTCCATTAAAATAAAATAAAATAAAACCACAAAAAGCGTCCAGAAAATATATAATAATATATTATTATATTATAAAATGTCGGGGTCTTTAAAGTCGCTTAGTGATATAAAACATTGTTTATATATAAATTTAGATTCGCGAATAGATAGACGAATTCATATTGAACAAGAATTGCCTAAAATAGGAATAGTGCGCCCTATTTTTGAACGATTCAATGCAATTTGCTTACCCAAAAAATCGGGGTCATCCGCAATTGGTTGTTCAATGAGCCATCTCAAATGTCTTGAAATCGCAAAAAAAAACAAATGGTCCCATGTTCTTATCGTAGAAGATGATATCCAGTTTATACAACCCGAAAAATTTGTCGCAAATATGAATGCATTTCTAAATAAATATAAAAGCAACAATTCCACACCAGAATTCGATGTCTGTCTTATTGCAGGAAATAATTTCCCTCCATTCTCACAGCCTTTCCCATTTTGTGTAAAAGTAACGAAATGCCAAACCACAACCGGATATTTGGTTTTGGAACACTATTATGATACATTAATTAAAAATATTCGCACTGGCATTAATTACCTATTAAAAGACCCTGAAGTTAGAATTGGACCTCAATATACAAAATATCAACTATTATATAGCATCGATAAATGGTGGTTTCAATTACAAGAAAAAGATAGATGGTATTTAATTACTCCTTTAACTGTTTCACAGAGAGAAGATTACAGTGATATAGAAGAACGACAAACCAATTATTCACCTTGTATGTTGGTCCTAAATAAACAAATATTATCGGCAAATAGTAAAAAATATTGCAGTGTTAATAAGGCAAATATATTACCTTCATTGGAATATTTGTAATTTGTTTTTACCTACCCGATGTTTATAAAAATATAAAATTTAACATTCATTTCTCTCAAAACAATAAAATATATTTTAATTTAGATTATATTTTATTTTGTAACAAAATAATAATTTTAAATTGAGAGAAGTGTAGCCACAATGCAATGCATCCAATAAACTTATAAAGTTTTACACTTTTAAATCCATTTCTCTCAAAACAATAAAATATATTTTGGTTTGGATTTATATTTTATTTTGAAACGAAATAATATTTATAAATTGAGAGAAATAACCAATAAAGATAAAAAATTAAATATTCATAACTTTTTATATGGGTCGTGTCCCTACGGGACTACGACCAACGCTCGCCCCTTCGGTCCTCGCTGCGCGAGGTCAATAAAGATTTAGTGAGTTCCTTATTTAAGACCAAGTTCCTTAATTAGGAGCGACACATATAAATTGTTATTCCATTTCTCTCAAAATAATAAAATATATTTTAGTTTGGATTTATATTTTATTTTGTAACGAAATAATATTTATAAATTGAGAGAAATAAACAATAAACAATAAAGATATAAAGTTTTAATATTCATTCCATTTCTCTCAAAATAATAAAATATATTTTAATTTAGATTATATTTTATTTTGTAACGAAATAATATTTATGAATTGAGAGAAATAAACAAATAAAGTTTTAATATTCATTCCATTTCTCTCAAAATAATAAAATATATTTTAATTTAGTTTATATATTATTTTGTAACGAAATAATATTTATGAATTGAGAGAAATAAACAAATAAAGTTTTAATATTCATTCCATTTCTCTCAAAATAATAAAATATAATTTGGTTTAGTTTATATATTATTTTGTAACGAAATAATATTTATGAATTGAGAGAAATAAACAAATAAAGTTTTAATATTCATTCCATTTCTCTCAAAATAATAAAATATAATTTGGTTTAGTTTATATTTTATTTTGTAACGAAATAATAATTTTAAATTGAGAGAAATAAACTTATAAAGTTTTAATATTCATTCCATTTCTCTCAAAATAATAAAATATAATTTGGTTTAGTTTATATTTTATTTTGTAACGAAATAATAATTTTAAATTGAGAGAAATGGATTAACAATTTATATGGATTGCCCCTAATAAGGAACTGGTCTTAAATAAGGAACTCACTAAATCTTTATTTCAAACCCATATAAATTGTTATGAATATTTCTCTCAAAAATAATAAAATATATATTAATTTAGTTTATATTTTATTTTGTAACGAAATAATATTTATGAATTGAGAGAAATGGAATGAATAATAATATTTATAAGGGGGATTTATTTCCCCAAAAAATCGCCTAAATAACCCCCAAAAGTCTCCATTTTAACGCACCTCCCTCCTCTCTCCCAAAAAAATCGCCTAAATAACTCCAAAAAGTCTCAATTTTAACGCACCTCCCTCCTCCCTCCCAAAAAATCGCCTAAATAACTCCAAAAAGTCTCAATTTTAACGCACCTCCAACAAAAAAAAGTAAAGACAGTTATGTTTATAGTAAAATAGACTCAGCCTCATTCATAAATGAGCAACTGAGTTCATCTATATCGCTAATGTCCGTAATTTTATATTGAAAATCAATATGACCATCTGTATAAATATATTTCCATTTTTGTGTTGTAATATATAACGGATGTTGCGAATTATTTTTATTATATTTTTCGAGTTTATCAAATAAATCTAACATACATGAATAATCGTATTCAAGTTTTTCCAAAATAAATGGATATATCGCATTATTATTAATAATACATTCTAATTCTTCTACAACAATGTCAATTTCTTTTTTTGTATATGACGGAATGAATGTTCGGTCATAATAACAATATCGTGAATGATACATACAATTTGTTCCTTCTTCATACATAAACAAAATACGAAACAATGTTTGCACTCTTTTATAAATATCAAAAAGTTCAGGAGTATCTTGAATTGGCTCCCATAATTCTATATTAATCCATAAGGGGAAATATTTTTTGGGTTTATCCATTCTAACACTACATAATAGTGTCTTTATTTCTTGGCTGTCAATATTATCTATGTCTTTATTCAATTGAAATCTAAAAACGGCACCATACAACTTTTTTTGACAAAAATTCATATCATTATTGTCGAGCGATTCTTCAAACATCTTTTCGACAAATGACGAAAGTGTAATTTGATTCATATTTATACAAAATAAAATATCTGGTTGCAATTGAATGACTTTTATACGTGCGGATTTCTGTTACCTTCAAATTTAATGTATTTTATATTAAAACAAATAAAAACAATCAATTTTTTATTTATATTGTTTTAAACCAAAAACACCTCCCCATTTAATATATCAATTTATTTTTATATTGTTTTTTATATTGTTTTATAGGGGGGTTTAAACCAAAAACATCTCCCCATTTAATATATCAATTTGTTTTTATATTGTTTATCATATTGTTTTTTATATTGTTTTATAGGGGGGTTTAAACCAAAAACACCTCCCCATTTAATATATCAATTTGTTTTTATATTGTTTTTTATATTGTTTGTTATATTGTTTTTTTAGATATACATATTTTTGTATTTTTACGTAAATATATAAACATTTTTTATTGGACAATAAAAAAATTGAAATGAATAATATAAATAATAATAGCCATAATACAGTTTGTAACATTAAAGAAATGGAATTAACCAAAATATTAAAACTACAACGTTTAGAAAAGGCTATTGGAAAAAAAATAATTAAACCAACAACTAAATACGATGAAAACGATAATGAACAAAATAAGAATGAAGATATACCACACCATAATTTAGAAATAAATAAAATATATAATGAAGATTGTATTATTGGAATGAAAAAAATTACAAATGAAAGTGCAGATATTATAATTTGTGATCCTCCGTATAATATTGGAAAGGATTTTGGTAATGAAAGTGATAAGCAAAAGATGAATGACTATTTATTATGGTGTGATAGTTGGATTTTTGAATGTTTAAGAATATTAAAACCGCAAGGAACATTATATATATATGGATTTAGTGAAATCCTTGCTTTTATAAGAACCCGTATAAATTGTAATGTGAAATGGTTAGTATGGCATTATACTAACAAAGTAACCCCATCACTAAATTTTTGGCAAAGAACACACGAAAGTATATTATGTTGTTATAAAGATAAACCGATATTTAATCGTGATGATGTTAGAGAGCCTTATACTGACTCATTTTTAAAAAATGCAGCAGGAAAAGTTAGAAAATCAACAGTAGGCAGATTTAGCAATGGAGATAAAGAAACAATTTATACCGCTCATGAAGGAGGAGCATTGCCAAGAGATGTTATAAAAATTCCAGCATTAGCAGGTGGAGCCGGGAAAAAAGAACGTGTAGATCACCCAACCCAAAAACCGTTAAATTTATGCGATACCTTAATAAAAGCGTCTCTAAATAAATCATCGCATACATTATTGGTCGTTCCTTTTGTCGGCTCAGGTTCTGAATGTGTTTCCGCAAAAAAAAATAATGTTAATTTTATTGGGTTTGAAATTAATGGAGACTATATTAATACAGCAAATAAAAGATTGAACAATATGGAGGACAATATTGACAATATGGACAATAACTAATTAAGTATCAGTTAAATTATCAAATAAATTAATATAGTTGTATTTTGGTTTATTCTCCCCATTTAATATATCAATTTGTTTTTATATTGTTTTATAGAGGGTTTTTAAACCAAAAACACCTCCCCATTTAATATATCAATTTGTTTTTATATTGTTTTTAAACCGCCGCCCCCCCGCCCCCACAAAATCTTACATATCCGATTTTGAAATATTTTCTTTCGCTGTTTTAAGTCCATGACAATTGCGACATAATGCCGACAAATTATTCACTTCGTTTGAACCTCCATATTCAAGTCGCATTATATGATCCACCTCAAATGTATGATTTAATTGTTGAGCACAATTTGCACATTTCCAATTTTGTGAAGATGCAACATAACGTTTTTTAGCTTCACTAACCGAACGTTTCGTGGCAATCGGATTATGTTGGCGATAACCACCACCACCACCACCACGTCCATTCATTGAAGATGGAATATTTGAAGGCATTAAAGGATTTATATTGTTTAAACCTTCCATAAAAGAATTCCCATTTTCATAATCTTCACCAACACTATTCGTCATATCAAAAATAGGAGACAATGAATTCACATAGGATTTTTCTAAAGGCAAATTACGAATAATATTATAACCATAATACAAAATATTTTTGGAACGAGGATCTTTTGACTTCATCAAACCATAAATAAAAATAACAATAAAAATATACGTCGCGGTTTTATAATACTTTTTTAAAGATTGAATCCACTTCATCATTTTCCCACCATGATATGTATCATAAATAAAAACACCTATTATAAATAATATAAATAATTCCAATTTCATATATATATTACAACACTATATACTATATTATATAATCACAATAAAAACTATACAATATTTTACACTGCAAATATACGCTTAATTATCCCTCCGTTAAAAAAACAACTATTCAATCAAATACACACAAACAAAACCCATCCTCTTAAATAATTAACTTTGAATTGATTTTAATTTAATATAATCGGAATAATGTTGCACAGTTATGTTGGAAGGAGAAACATTGGAAACAAAAAATAAATTTAGGTCCTGCAAATCTTTTATTAAATGGTCAATATTAATTGGTTTAATTTGGGGGAGATATAAATATTTAATAAATATACGCGCAATATAATTAAAAAGCGAATATTCTTGCTTATTTAAATTGTCATAATTTCTAAACAATATTTCAATAATACACACATATGACGTAATAAAACCCCAAATATCAATAATATGAATATAAACACTATTTAAATATTCATTGATATTTACAATATTTACTTTATTATCTTTAATTATTGAAAACGTGTTTATAATCACAAAATAATAATTTTCAATATATTTGTTAGTTATATTTTCTTCAATCCATTTTTTTTGACCATTTTTATCACTATTATTATATGACAATGGAATATTTTTTTTATAAAACATATAAAAAAAATTATTCATGACATAATAATGACCCTGTTTTTTAACATAGTCATTAATAAATAATAATATCGCCGTTCGTAAATTCAATTCATTCGATAAATCATATTTAGTTTTTTCATAATATCTATTAAAATAATTGACAAAATGATACGAAAAAAAAACCGCCGTGAATGGACTATTAAATAAATAACTATGCGTTTCAAACTCAATCGGCAATTTTTTGTTGAAAAAATTATATAAATCACCATCACCATCACCATCACCCCTTTTATCGTAAATTTCAGACAAACCCCAATCTATTATTTTCGGATTTTTTCTCTCATCAACTAAAATATTTGAACCCTTTAAATCACAATGATATACATGCAACTTATTCATCGGTATTATTCCATATCTCAATAATTTTATTAAATTATTATTTATTTTCTTCATATTATTTGCATTTGTAATGTCTATACTTTCAAAATATTTATCAAGTGTTATACCTCCATACGGCATCGTTAAAATCATAAACTTATCTAATTTAGAATTAATATTCGTCTGTTGTGAGTGTTTGCCCCGTGTCATTGTGCGTTTTTTTGATTTAGTTTTACTCACTATATCACACGTGGTATTTAACATATTCATTTCCGCATTTGTAAGCGTTTGAGGCTCGCATAATGTAATGTTATCTACCAAAAAATAATTGGCATAATTTGGTATTAATACAATATGTGTTCTTATTTTTTTTATTATTTCATTCTCTTCTTCAGCATATTTTTTAAGCATAAATTTACTAACAAATCTGTGGTTTGACATATCACCCTCATTCGTTATCGTATCTAATAATGAAGATGATGATGAAGATGATAATGAAGATGATAATGAAGATGATAATGATGATGAAGATGATGAAGATGATGATGATGAAGATGATAAACCTTTTTTTTTACATTTTAATGGAGGACTAAATATACATCCAAATCCTCCAACCCCTAATAATTTACCTCCATTCATATTTTTATCATTCATATTATATTATATTATATTATATTATATTAAACGATTTATAATTAATAGATATTATTTTTTTTGAAATAAATAATAAACAAGTATAATTAATGATACCAAAATACTAAAATATAACACTTTTTGAACCCACTTCATACGCTGATTTAATTTTGTAGTATTCGATAAATATAAAAGATAATATTGTTTTATAAAATCATCCATTGATATTTGCGGTTTTTCAAGTTTTTTATTTATTTGATTATGAATAAAATGTATCCATTTAACCAATGACTTACGGTCATCCAAATATGGAACAAGTGGATATTTTAATAATAATTGTTCATACTCATTTGCAATAGAACTTACCGGTATAAATAAATAAAAATTGCGAAAAAACTCATAGTATTTTTTCTTTGTAATTGCATTCGGATATTTCGGATAAGTTAATGCTATTGTATGTAAAAAAAACCAATAATGAGGACCCCATATTTCTGGATTATAAACAAAATTATTGTAATTATTCATCATTATTATTATTATTATTATTATTATTATTATTATTATTATCACAAATAAATTTAATTCAATATATTTAACGTATAATATATTGAATCAATATTTCATATAATTCTTACGCAATATTTGTTATGGCTTAATATAAAACAAAAAAAAATACACCCATAAATTAGTAGCCATTAAATTACGATATAATTATTTTTTTTCGTTTCATCACCCTATCCACCGGTTCCCGATTTATTGTCAAATTTGGAGTTGCTGGTATTGGTAATGGACTCGGCGATAGTGAAATAGATGGTGACTCTGACGCTGATTCTAATTGAGTTAATGTAATTAATGGAGACTCTAATGAAGCCGATGCCCGAGATTCACCATTATCTTGAATTTTAATACTCCGTTTCAGTCGTGTTATTTTACTCGGGTTTAACGGTGTTAAGTAAGCGGCTGCTGTAAAAGAGGATTGGGAAACATCTGGCGATATAACATCACTAATTTTGCTTAAATTCATTTTGTCTTGTTTTTCCAATAAAGCAACCGATGCAGACTTTCTATGATTATATGTGTCATCACTCTCTATTTGCTCCAACTTAATTTTATGACTTTCTACATTCCTCACTTTTTTAAATATACAATATCTATTTAAAAATGATATTTTACGTTCAGACTCAGTCATTGACTTTATTTCGGATATTACTCCCGTATCATTTTCATCCATAAATCGTTTGCCTATTTTTGTTGCTGTCATATATTCATACATTATTTGAAACATTCCAGTTGCATTCGGTATTGGTGCCGTTGTTGATGTCAAATTTAACCCCTTGATTTCGTCTGGTGTCGGCAAAATAAACCCAAATTCTTCCATCAATCGCGTAAAATATTCGAAATTCACCAAATATTCAGGTATCCACTGATTAATACTTTCTTGAAACACATTTATTTTAAGTCCTATACTATCCATATTATCTGACAAGGTCTCCAATTTATCATCATATAATTTGGTAATACCCCATATTCTTTTTCCATTCTCAAATAAACTCGTAGTCTCTCCCGTCATTTTATCACGCAATAAATTAAACACCTCCTTACCATCATAAAATGTTGCAATAAAATACCCGTCCAATGCAATACACTCCGCCAAATTTCTCGTGAAATTTAACAGGTCCGCACCACTTGAAAACATATAATGTAATGCAAATTGCATTGAACCAATATTAAATCCATTTTGACCTCTACCAAACGATTTATAGACTCCTGCACCCAATTTACTCTCACTCTTCTCTCCAGCCCCAAAAACAGCCTTGCTTATTTGCATCGATTTCTCGGTTAGCATTGCTTCACCTGTGCGAATATTGAATGAACTATTACCTTGCACAAAAAGACAATCTGGAACAACTTTATTTTTTTTGCGCGCAGTTAAATAACGAACACAAGCACCATCCACTGTATTTTCCAGATTATCACGTGATATATCAATTCCAAAAACAAAACCTAATTCGGCACTTATCCATTTAGGAAGGTCTCCCGCTTTTCCAGAAGCAAAATCAATTAATATATTGCCTTTTTGGGCTACTGCCTCAATCAATTCTTTTTTAAGGAAATTGTGAAATATTTTCAAATGATTCGTTTGATAAACTGTGTATTCCTGCGTTTTATTATAATAAACATCGGCATCAATAACATCGCCTTCTGGTATATTTAAACCAGTTATTATCATTTCCTCCGTAATTGGATTATGAATATTTTTCCAAATATCATTGGCCACATGATATGCATTTTCGGTTTTGTCCAATCTTATTCGCAATGGAACCCACCTCCATCCACTTTCTTTATTAAAATCATACGCAAATTCTACCACCGAATTATTCTCAATAATACTCCCATCTTCAACCGATAACATATTCAACGTTCCATTACTATCTTTTTTTAGTGGAATAAATGCCGTCCCCGCATCAGGATCATATGGTGTCGTTGGATAAAATTGTTTAACAGTAGGTCTATCAGGGTCATCATCCAAATTCATAGAATAATCAGGCACGTCATTATCATAAACCATTTGACATGGATTAATATATCCATGCAGTCTCTCAATATAAGTAGAACGCAATTGAACCGTTTTATATTGCATGATATTTTGGTCCATATTAATATTATCACCCTCCTCAAATTTAGTGCGTATTAAATCGTCTCCACTTTCGGTTTTTACAATGCCTATCAAAAAGTCAATTGTATTATATTTTGGCGGCTTCCATTTAAATGAATATCCCCACGTTATTTTTTTAAGAGGACCTGATTTATCTGGTTCATTTGCGCCTACCCCAAAAATCGCATGTGTAAAAATAAGTCCGTCTATATTATAAGGATAAAATCCGTCTTTTTCACGTTGCAATATATCCGCACAAGCAATAAATATAGCCGCATTATTGTTATTTTTTTGTTGTGTATCAAACTGATTTAGCGCAGATGGCGCGATAAGGTCAATCATTACCCCCATTCCATTTCCATTTGTTGGTCCCCCATAAAATTTCTTACATTCAATTATAATAGGCGACAAATTCATTTTATCTTCTTTTTCAACAACATTTATAAATTGTGAGGTTTCTACAACCGTTTTCAATAAATTATAACGATAAACCACATCTCCGTCTCCATTGTTTTGACGGTTTTGACGGTTTTGTTGATGCGGACGTTTATTGTCCCTTTCTTTTTTAACTATTTGTTTGGCTTTTGCTCCGCCTAATTGAGAAACAATAATGTCATTTGTTGCCACTGACATATTTCGCATATCATTTTCTGTATCTACATCAATAAACGGAAATGACCTCACATCCTGTCCTTTTAAATAATATATGTCAAATGCTGCAAACAAATTCAGCCAATTTCGGTTTTTATCATGCAAAATAAGTTCTCCATCTAATAGTGTATTAAACAATTCTTTATTATTTGTTTTGGCACCAGTAAATATAACCGACATATTTGTATTAATAAGATAGACTTTTCCAGCATTACTATCATTCCCTCCTGCACCACAAATATATAATAAATGTCGTTCTCCATCCGCTTTTTCAGTAACTACAAAATTTTGGCGAATATTTGCCTGTGTTGAGTTCTCATTTATTGGAATAATATTCGGTAATTGTAGTGTATAAGACGATGGACCAATAAAAACGGATTTATGTAATTTCATTCGGGGCATCCAATCTGCACCATGCAATAGTCTCATATAAGCGGTTTGTATTTCTCGTTGTTCTGGATATGAAATCGGATAATTTGTGTGTTGTAATCCCGAAAGCACATGTTTAATGGTTTTTTTGAGAATATCGGTTAATTTTTGAGGAGTATTAAAATCAGTTCTTGGACCTATTCGCAATGAATCCACTTCCAATTCAATTTCAAATGTTTCTTTTGTATTTGCATTGAAAATACCCGCTTCAGTTGTGGTATGAAATACTTGATATTTCCCTCCTTTTTCTTTTGGAGACGATTTAACAATACTTATATCAATAAAAAGTGGATAGTCATTGTGAGTAAATGAAACGCGATTTAAATAACGAAATTGTTTTTTAAATTTCGTCCAATTTTCAGTTATATATGTTTTAATTGATGGTTTAACATCCTCTTCTATTTTATAGGAAACGATAAAATTAAAATCCTCTTTTATTACATTGGGTATTCTTCCGCCATTTGTGCCATATGCCGAATGTTTGTTTGTAAATTTAATAGATGACGGATATTGTTTTATTACAGTATGTAATTCATTTGTTCGGCAATAAAGTTGAATTGCATTAAGTCCATATATTTCTATGCGAATATTGTCGCTTATTTTCATGTTTCCTGTCTGATTATCCAAAAGTTCATTCTGTATTCGCAGACTATATTCACCATTGCTGTCATTCGAATAAAATCCAAGTGATTTAAATGTTTGAATAACGGTATCATAATCTGGTTTAGTTATGTATTGCGCGCCTCTGGTCCCAAATCTAACCTCCAATTCATTGTAAATACCATTTGTTTTGATATATGGTTTTGAATTAAAATAGGTCGTAACTAATCTCTCAAATGTAGCATTCGGTGCATTATTATTATTATTTATCGGTGTTGTATAATTCATTTTATTATTCTTGTGGTCGGTTCCCGAATGTTTGCTTTCTTCCTTTAAATCCATTTCCTGTTCTTCCAAATCATTTTCCAAATCATTTATTTCAATTGGATTTTGCATTACTTTTGCAATGTCGCCCTCCCACTGTGGAGGAGGTGTAAATGATTCCAAAATATCCGTTTTATTTATTTTATTACTATTATTATCATTATCATTATCATTATCATTATCATTATTATCATTATTACTATTATTATCATTATTACTATCACTGTTATCGTTTGAAACCAAATCTAATACCCCATTTTGTTCTAATTCATTATCATTTTTAGTATCATTATTAGTAGCAACTGATTTTGACATACTCACACGAGACGGTGTTTCCACATCCTCTAAAAAGTTGGAAGACACAATATTTGTTTTGGATTTATATGATTTTGAATCATCATTATCAACATCCTTTATATTGTAATCTTTAATGATTATTTTTTTAGATTCTCTTTTTGGTCCCATTGTAATAATACTATTTATATATAATAGTATTATTTTATATTTTTATTATCAATTTTTCTTATTCGTTTTATATGTATTCATTGTTTTATAGATTTAATATCATTTTTTCCATATTCCATGTTCCTTGATTGATATGTTAAATTTGAATGTCCATTTCATCCCTTTTGTGTTCTTCATAAAAAATATACACTTTATCTAAAACATCTCCTCGGTTTATTAATTTCCAATTTTTATTTATTTTAACAGTATAATCGGGAATATTTTTATCGTATGCAACTGCGGGAAATGGTGGCTCTTTTAAACCACTACTAATAAAACATTCATCACATATATATTTATACAGTTGTGTATATGTTTCATAATAAAACATATTGCACGGCACTTCATCCACATTTTGACTTTTAAAACATACATCGCAAATATATTTTTCGGTATATAATTCGCGACATGTTGGCTGTGTCCAACACGTATAATCTTTGCAAATACGTTTATTATCTATCATTTCATAATCACATTTGGAACTTGTGCAAACCACACACTGTGCTTTATTATTCATATACTCATTGTCATTTTGCTTATGTTCTTCTTCTGACATATTTTGATTGATTGATTTATTTCTAAAATACAATATACAAACACCTTTAACCTATTATTATAAATAATATTTAATATATTTTTATAAACTAATATTAGTTTATATTATATTGTTTTATTGCTTCTTTATCGCCGGGCATTCTTGATATATGAAATCTAATATTATACTTACAATTTAACTTGTTATTGTTAATAGTGCGGGATGTATTTTGTATAATAATACTGTCATAATCATATATAGGATTTGCAAACAAATCTCCAATAAAGTATGTTGCAATATCTGTTAATTTTTCTCTTTCCCACTTAAGAGTTGTATTATGCAGGGATTTATTCCATTCTACTTTATGTGTATTATTTTTACATAATGCATCTTTAATGCTATCCAAAACCACATTATCCTCCACTATGTTATTTGTTTCACGGTCAAATAATAATACTTTCAAATTATGCGAATAACGCAATGTGGGGTCGTTGTCGTCGTGTTTAACATTATCTGGGGTTTGTGTATTCTCATTGTTAAACATTTCATTAAATTTTGTAAATATATATAAATAATAATTTATTTTTATATTCTTTTTCATAAAATATCCAATTGATTTCATATGTTAAATAATCAACTCTTACATAATAATAATAAGAGAGAAACAAATATAATAATAAAAATGATTTCATTTTAACACAAAACAATATAAAGATAAATTAAGAAACGAATTAAAACAATATAAAGATAATTTATTATAAAAATGGTGAAAATTTGTTCTAATACATATCCATCATCCAATGAATTAAAGTATGCGTCATACTTTAAAAATTTTCCATATGAATTGAGTTCATTTCAAAAATGGTCAATACAAGCAATTGTTGAAGGACAACACGTTTTAACATGCGCTCATACTGGGTCCGGAAAAACATTACCCGCCGAATTTGCAATTATGCATTTTTGTAAAAAAAAAACACAACAAGAAACACAACAAGAAACACAACAAGAAACACAACAATATAAAAAAGTCATTTATTGCAGCCCTATTAAAGCACTTAGTAATCAAAAATATCACGACTTTTGCGACAATCCATATTTTAAGGACATTACAATCGGTTTAATTACTGGTGATATTAAAACAAATACCGACGCAAGTGTTCTCATTATGACCACCGAAATATTACTAAACAAACTCTATTCCAAAAATAAACCAAATCAAACCATACAAAATCGTCTGGACTTTGATTTAGATATTGAAAATGATGTTGCTTGTGTTATATTTGATGAAGTCCATTATATTAACGATAAAGACCGGGGCGAAGTATGGGAACAATCCATTATGCTAATGCCCTCCCACATACAACTGGTAATGCTATCCGCCACTTTGGAATCACCCGAAACATTTGCTCTATGGTGCGAAACTAAAGGCAATGACCACCCAAATAAACCAAATGAACTAAATGAACCACTTAAAGAAGTATATTTAACCACTACAACTGAACGCATCGTTCCTCTTACTCATTATTCATTCATTACTTGTTCTACAAATATATATAAACAATATGGCAAAGACAAAGCAATCGCACAACAAATCGGGTCAATGATTGACAAATTACATATTATTCAAACCCCAAAAGGTGAATTCCAAGAAATAACCGTCGATTCCATTAAAAAAACATTGACACTCTTTGACATCAAAAACTATCGCCCCTCAAGACAACACGTCCTTAACCAAGTATGCAAATATATGACCGCTAATGAAATGTTCCCCGCTATTTGTTTCGTGTATTCACGCCGAAATGTTGAAGAAATGGCACGCGAAATTGAAACCATCATTTTAGAAGATGATTCCAAAGTCCCCTACTTAATACGCACCGAATGCGAACAAATATTGCGCACATCTTTAGTAAATTGGAGAGAATACGTGTGTTTGCCCGAATATCATTTTATTATTTCCCTACTTGAAAAAGGAGTCGCTATTCATCACGCTGGAATGCTCAATGTATTCCGCGAAATGATTGAATTAATGTTTTCACGCGGATATGTAAAACTACTGTTCGCTACCGAAACATTCAGTGTAGGTATTAATATGCCCACCAAAACCGTGCTATTTACCGGACTATCAAAATTTGATGGGTCCAATATACGACAATTGTTGCCACACGAATATAACCAACAATCTGGACGTGCTGGACGGCGCGGTAAAGATACCATTGGCAATGTCATTCACTTAACAAATTTATGGGAAACCACTAAATATACAAACCAAGAATTAAAACAAATGCTGCGCGGAACACCCCAACGTCTTGAAAGCAAATTTCATATATCATATTCCCTACTTATTAATCTAATAAGTCGCGGATATGGAAATAACACTCACCCCACTCACCCCACTATTACACTAACAAATGACCTAATCGCTTTTACAAAAAAAACAATGATGCAACAAGTTATTGACCGTCAATTAGGCGCAATTTATAGTAAAATAACCGGATTGTTAAACGAACAAGAAAATAAACAAAAACATAATACACCCCAATATAAAACCCCAATCGATACACTGAATTTATGGACATCATTTGAAAAAAAACTCACATATGCCAATAATAAAACCAAAAAAGATATCATTAAACAACAACAAACCATAAAAACCAATAATCCATGTTTAGAACACGACCTCGCAATTTATAAACAAGAACTCACCCATACACACAAAATAAACCAACTCAAACAAGACTATAATGATATCGAAAAGTGCGTTCAAAATCAAATGAACCAAACTTTAGGAGTTTTAATGAGGAAAAAATATATTGAATATGAATCGGGTGTGGGAATGGAAACGGAAACGGGTGTGGAAATGGGAATAGGTGTGGGAATGGAAACGGGAATAGGTGTGGGAATGGGAATGGGAACGTCAAATATTATTTTAACGAATAAGGGTCATATCGCACATAAAATCCACGAAATACATTGTGTGGGATTTGTAGATTGGTTTTTGAATACACATAAAGTTGGACAAATGCATCGTATGAGTTATTGGTCCGCAAGTGAAATCGTCTGTTTTTGCAGCATATTTGCGAATATTACGGTATCAGATGAATTAAAAAGTCATACTATTCCAGAAACAATCGCAAATACCGATTATGGTAAATCGGTCAATGCCTTTAAAACGATTTTAGAGGAATCATATGACGAAGAATTGCGCGAAGGACTACAAACAGGAATGACCACATTATTTGATATTAATTATGATTTAATTTTAGCAATGAAAGAATGGTGTCTATGTGAAAATGACGCAAATTGTCGGCTAATATTGGAAAAATTAGATGTCGCTAAACGGATTTCTTTAGGAGAATTCGTTAAAGCAATTTTGAAAATAAATAATATTGCGGCTGAATTGGAGCAAATCGCTGAATATTTAGGGGATATTGGATTTTTAGAAACTCTTAAACTAATACCCGCACTAACATTGAAATATGTTTGCAGTTCCAAAAGTTTATATGTTTAAAAAAACATAAATATATATATTTTTATTTTTATATTTATAATTCGCCATAAATATCATTTCATTTCATTTCATATTAAAAATAAAATGATAAATTGATATTTTTTAGGAGTAAGAGAGAAATAGAGAAATAGAGAAATAAAGAAAAATAATATATCTATTAAATATAATTAAACATAGCATTAAACAAATATGTCATTTACATCTAATTATGTTTTTCAAAATATGTCCAGAATTGGATTAGATAACTGTTTTACACAACAACGCGATATTGAAAATACAAATTATACAAATTATATGTTAGAAAATTATTTTGCAAGTGATTGCAGTATGATGAAACCGATCGAATTGGCAACCAGCCAACCCGCTATGATTCCCAGTGGAGGATATGGGTCCGGTGCTGGAGGATGCAATATAAACAATTCTTCGCAATTACTTATTGGAAGTATTCAAACTCATCCACGCTGCCGTATCAGTCTTTTAGAACGACCCTTTGCAACTGTCCCTTATTTGGGACGCGGTAATACAAATCCAATTATTGAAAGTCAAATTCAACAAGGCGAACAAACCATTACCAAAAAAAGTGTTAGTTCATTAGGACAAATAAGTCAATTTTCTTATTATCCACCCATTCTTGGACAAGCAAATCAACAACGAATGAATGACTATAATAATGCACTGGGAACCATCCCGCGCTCTGGCATTAATTCAAAAGACATGTATCGCGACATTTCCAACACTAAACACTAAACACACACACACACCCCCCCATCCATTATAAAATTATCTTTATATTGTTTTCAACACTTTAAAACATAATAAGTTTAATAAATAAATTTAATAATATAAACATTAATTATATTATTAAACAACGACAACAATGCAAGCCCCAAACAATTATGACCCTTCATTATTCGCCACAATATATAATACAAAACATAAATGCACTTATTGGGACCAAAGCACATTAAAAACCGAAACAGATGAAGAAGATGAAATTGAAATGTATCAAACCGACTTTTTAAACATATTTTACTTAAAAGAATTCAATTTAGAGAAAATGAATTGGTGTGTTGAAACCATTTATGAACAACTCAAAACAAATAAAGAAATCATTTCTATTTTAACAAAAATATGCGATAAATTAAAACTACTTACGCATATGAATAATGACGACGCTATTTCGCAGTTTATGTTTCTATTTTCATTTGAATACTTATATGTTATGCACCCCTTTTTAAGTTATTTATTGGAAAAAAATAATCATAATCTAAGTCTGGAAAATGATAGCGAATATAAAACTCTGTTTAACCAAATATATTCAAAAATTCAATAATAATAATAATAATAATAGACCTATGATTCAAAATAATAATTCAAATTTAGTATAACAATAGCGGGTTAATATGCGATGAATGTTTGCGCGTTTGTTTTTTATGAAAAGATGAGGAATGCGTTTTTTTATGGGATTTTGACCTTGACGCGCTTCTCAACAAACGACTGTATTTTCGCGAAGCATTACTTTTATGAGTTTTTGACTTTGACCTCAATCTATATGGATTACTACGCCGGCGGGTTTTCCCCTCTGAAAACATAGTAGATAATTTGGACTTTTGCATTGATGAATAATTCGGGTTATCATAACCATAATCATACTCATTTTTACTTTTGCGTATCGCACTTTTTGATTCCCGTAAATTTCTAATATTGTCATTTTTTATTAATAAATTAAGTTCCTCATTATTAAATTCTTTTAAATGTCGTCTTTTTTGTCTGTCTGCTGAACCTATGAATTCTGGCGATAACATCGTTGGCGACGGCAATGACGGCGACGGCAATGACGATGATGATGACATCAACGACGGTGATAACGATAACGGCGAACGTGACGATGATGATGACATCAACGACGGTGATAACGATAACGGTGACGATGATGATGACATTGTTTGTGATGGTAATGATGACATTGTTTGTGATGGTAATGATGACATTGTTTGTGATGGTAATGATGACATTGTTTGTGATGGTAATGATGACATTGTTTGTGATGGTA